AATGGATGCTTTTTAATCTGAGACGGCGCCCCGACGCTATGCGCAGGACGCCGCCATTCGATTAATCAAACATTATTAGATTACGTTAAGATCTGCAACTGTAACAGTACCATAGAAGTCAGAACGAACCATCTTCTTACCATAGCGAGTCATAACACCCTTACGTGGGGTGAAGTCCTCTGGAGCGAAGATTGTTGGAGTGACAATAAGTGGTACGTATGGAGCGTATACATAACCGGTCTCAAGATAGCTTCCGCCCTTGAATCCTACGAGAACTTTGTTGCGTGGGAAGTAAGGATCTTTGTATACCGTGAAACGGTTACTAAGGGTTCCCATCTTCTCTGCACCAATGCTCATTGGAGTACCAACCTGGCCATCACCATCTAAGCTGTAGCTTGGACGGTAAAGAACAGACGCTTCAAGAATAGTCGCGATGTCGGGTGACACTACGATGAAGTTAGCTGATCCTCTTAGAGTAAGTCTGTGGATCTCATTAGCAACATCAATAATGGTCTCGACCAGAGTCTCATACCATTCGCGGACGGTGCCTGTGAAGCTTGGACCAATAGAACCAGCTCCACCAGGAGTGACAAGGTTACCATTTCTCTTGTTCATGAACTTGCCTGGTGAACGTGACCAGTAGAAGTTCGTCTTAGCCTGAGTGAGTAGATCATTAAGGATCTCTCTATCAAGCTCAAGAGCAATCTGCTCGGAAAGGATCTGAGTAAGCTCAACTTCAGCGTCAAGACTGTGATAAGCATTCAAGTCCTGTGCGAGTTCTGGTGACCAGCGAGCGCGGAGCTTACGGGTTACTGCAGTAACTGCGATTGACTCTACCTTAATGTCGATCTCTGGGATCTCTGGTGAAGGCGAAGTAGCGAAGTTAGACTCAAAGGTTGGAATAGTAAGAGCATCACCATCTGACCCTGCATCAAGACTTGGGCTGAGAACATAGTCAACGCTATAAGTCTGCTCGGCCGTGCTGCCCTTAGTACCAGAAACGATCATTAGAATAGCTGCGTTAGCATCACCAGCTCTAACTAGCGGATCTGCGGTGAACGAAGTTCCATCCCACTTACCAAGCTGATTAAGCCTACGAACATTAAGCACTCTATCGCCACTTGCTTGAATATCCTGAGATTTCAAGGTTGGTGAAAGAATAGTCGGCGCAGTGCCATCAGGTGGTATAAGAGCAAAGTCTTTTACCATAGTGGCGTCTGCATTACTAAACTTGCCTGAACTAAAGTCAACAAAGTAAGCCTTGAATACGCCGAGGCCTGCATCGTTGGGGTTATCTTCAATAATTCTACAAATCTGCTCATCGAACTGTAGAAGCTTGCCATCAGAACCAGTAGCGACCATACGTCTTACTTCATCGATAGCGTCAGCTGAGAATGTTGTATTCCCCATATAGGCGCCAGATGCAAGGAGCGTTACGCTCGAAGCAATCTTATGTACTCTTGAATAACCAGAGCCAGCAAGATTATACTGACCGCCGATTCCAAGAGAACCAGAACGTATGCCTTTACCGACTGGAGAATTGTAAATTGAACTTCCAGATGGGTAAGATGCATCGATACCTGAGTCGTCGCGACCACCAACGTTGGTTCCGTAGGTGTAATCAAGATAGAAAAGGAGGCCAGATGGAAGGCTCATGGGCTGTACAGATACAAGCTCATTAGCAACCAGGCCGCCGAAAACTCTACGAACGATTGGGAATGCAATGTTTTGAAAACCGCGGAGGTCTCCAGAACTAGTTAAGTTTCCACCACCGGTGGAAATTGAGTTAGCCTCGCGTAAGACCTGTGATGCCTGATTTTCAAGCAGCGTAGCCATATTTTCGCGAGTGGTGCCCTCAAGGCCTCTAAGGAGACCAGTGCGGGACCACTTTTCAATTAACCTTCTGTTACCCGTTCCAACATTACGTTGACGAATACCCTCGGTTAACTGATTCAGTGTAAATTTCTTAGACATTTGAATTTCTCCTTTATGTTTATTCTATTTGTCTGACGTTAACCCGGCGAGTAAAGCCCAACGATCTACCTCATTCCCATTGCTGGCAGGCGCGCCTGACCGGGTTGATTTGGATGAAGATGCGAGCAATCGGGAGCGACTCTCAGATAGAGTCTTACCGGAACCCCGATTTAGAGATGCACTCAAACTCTTATAAAGGAGTTTGGCTTCTCTGATTGTGCGTGCTTTGTCGAGTGCTTCGACTACTACACGCTGCTGCTTTGTTGAAAGCCCACGATTTTGCATGAGCTTATTAGCAAACAGAAGCTTAGCGTTAAAAAGATTCATTTCTGCAAGCTGCTTCTTTAATTTAGTAACAGTTCTTTCAGCCATGACGGCTCTTTTAGTGTTACGGGCTGGAGCAGCTCTTCTGGTGCGACGTGACTCTGAAATTCTTCTGTTTCTACGAGTTCCACGAGTTCTACGATTACGTCGCTGTGATTCAGCTAACTGGCGGCTTGCTCTGCGGAGTCTACGGCGAATAAAAGCTTCAACCTGCGGTGCAGGAACTCCAGGATCACCTAGTTCATCAGCGAGAGCGTTAAGAAGAGCGTCTTCGTCGACATCGACAATAACGTCACCTTCATCTTCTCCACCATGTGCAAGTGCAGGATCGGCTGCGGCAGCTCTTCCCTCTTCTTGCTCACGAAGTCTTCTCATTTTAAAGAGCTCACGACGTAGCGCAGCTTCATCAATTTCGTAAACTTCGTCAAGATCTTCTCCGTCCCCGTCGTCAGAATCATCACTTTCTAAAGTAATTTCTTCTTCTTCTTCGACATCTTCCTCGACTTCAACCTCTTCTTCGGCTGGTGCGACTTCAACGTCGAGACCGAGTGCGGCCCCAAGATCTAATATTGCGTCTTCAGCTGCTTCCACATCGGGTTCAGCTGCGACTTCTACGTCTTCCTCGACATCTACATCGAGGTCAACTTCTTCTTCTTCTTGTTCAAACATGCCCACTTCCTCAAGACTCTCATCCTTTGTTAACTCTTCAAAGAGTCTCCTGAAAGCTGCTGCGTCACGTCTTCTAGACATTTTGCTCATCTCCTTTATTAGTTGAGTTAATTGTAATTCGAGTCTATTGTCAATGGACTCTTTCATAAGTATTAAATTATTAGATAAAGTAATAACTTCTTCTAACAGACGACCATAAAATATAATCGCTGTTTGTTTTTCAACAGAGCTACATCTATTAATATTTACTCCATCAATCGCTTCTCTTAGCATGTTGAATTTTCTATATAAAGAAACAACACGGCCAGAAATATTCTTTGTTTTTGACACATTATGCAAAAAATTCTCTAAACGCAAAAAAGACTCTTGACTTAAAATAAGATCTTCTTCTTCGTCATCATCACCCTCGCCAAGATCCATATCTAGATCACCCTGAACAGTAATCGATACAGTGGGAGCAGCGGGGGGTGGCTCTTCTGCCGGCGCAGCCATTGGCAATTCTTCAATTGCTAAATCTACCATTTCTTCTGCAGATTCTTCTGCTTCATCCCCTATTACTAAATCTGATTCTTCTTCAACATCATCAATAAGCTGCTGTTCAATAAGACTTCTGATTCTAGGAGTAACGGCTTCAATAATTTTATTTTTTGCGTTTTGTTCAGCCATGTCACGCAGTTGTTTTGCTTCTGCGATGGCTTCGTTATAAAGATTTTTGCTCATTTCCCTCTCTCTTTAGAAGAAACTAATATCACTATGTATTCGTAAATATTCATCTAAAAGCGAAGATTTAATTCTATAAGCCAAATTATTTCCCATATTTTTGAATTTGATGAATTTTTTCAGTTTGATTTTGAAGTCTTTCTATGTGCGCCAAGTCTTCATCTCCAAAAATAATATCTTCTAAAGAATAGTTGGGGCCATTTAAGTCTTGTAAAATTTCAATTGGCTCTGGTGCAGAAGAATAACCTTTTTTTGTGCCCGTTGGTCTAGAAACTGTTCTAAAAGTATTAGTTGGACCGGGGTGTGGTAAAGCAGCACCCGACCCGCCAGTTCCAGAGCCAGTCCTTCCTCTATACATTTTTGGAAAAGGAACCATTCCTTTAGATGTCGAATTTTCTGACATTTTTGTAGCTCCATCAACAAAATGAAACGGATCATTTCCATATTTGGCGTATGGATCAGAAGGCTCATAGCCTAAAGCTTTAGTCAGTATAGATTCGTAAGTATCATCATCTATAAACTCTTCAGCTTCTATATCCTCTTCGTCTTTTTCTGGATACTGAACAAAAGATCGCGATAAATCAAACTTTCTTTTTAGACGACCATAGCCCAGGTCATCCCGTGGATCATAAGGTGCGGGGTGACCGAGGCCATGATTTTTTAGTGGCATTACTCACTCTAACTCGTCAAGTTCCGTAAGGTGAACTACCAAACGCGAGTTCTCCGATAGCAGATGTATTTTGTGCCGTGGAAGAATCAGTAATGCTCAAGCCAGAACCAACTCCAACGCCAGGCGGATCGCTTGGCTCCATGTTAGCTAAGCTGTCTGGAGCAGCAGGCTGATCTGCTGGGTTTGAGCTGCCTTCGCCCGGAGATACAGTGTTGGGCACCCATTGGTTTGCTGGAGCTCCTCCACCATCATTAGAAATATCTCCAGCTGGAATATTTAATCCCCAATCCATCGGCTGCTCGCCGAAAGTATGCCCACCATCGTTGATAGTCGCTTGGAGTACATTTGCAGTATACCATGCAGCCATTGTCGATGGAGAACCGCTTCCATCATCTAAGAGTTGGTCAGCATTATTCAATGGCGAACCAGGGAAACTAGCTATAATTTCTCCATGATTAGCGGATCCTTTAGATCTTGCGGTTCCTGTTCCGTATCCGGTTCCCGGAATTGGAGTAACGGTTCCTTGTTTGTGGGTGGGCATTTGTTTTCTCCTGAAAAAATATTAAAGTGCTTTAAGTACTCTTCGACCAAGGCGCTTTCTTGCTTCGTGAACTTTAGTAAGTTCGCGTCTAAGTTTGCCTTCCTTAATTTTAAGAGCTTTGAGATGGTCTAAATCTTTCTCTAAACTACCTGCAAGTTCGTCGGCATCTACTTCTTCAGCGTGAACATAAGATGGATCTTCAACTCCTGACGCAACTGGGTCAGAAGTCTCTACCATTTTCTTTCTTTCTTGCAATACCAATCTTCTTAAAAGGGATGGTGTTAATTTCTTTGTGCTTCTTCTTTTCGACATTTTAAAACTCCTAGAACGGGGTTGTTCCTTATTACTTATCATCTTCCCGCGTTTTTTTTACTTATCAAACGCTAATTTTGCCCAATTATCTGCACCGTCAAAGATGTCCATTGGGTCATTTTGGGCCATTGCTTTAGTTGCAGCATCGCCGTGGGTCATCCTTTGGGCGGTAGAATTTTTTGTCTCAGCTAATACTTGTGTTTGAAATGTATTAGCAGCAGTATCTGCAAAAATACTCGCCATTATGGGATCTTTTACATCTGGTACTATCGGATTGATAGATTCTTCTCTTTTCTGCATTTTAATATGATCTAATGCGGGCCTTCGAGTAGTGGGGGTTGATTTTTTAGAGCCGGCTTTGGTTCTTGTTTTAGATCTAGACTCTTTTAGACTTGAAGCAGGGCTGTCTGCAAGAAGGCCCTCTGCAAGAATTTCTACCAAGCACTCTTTTACGATGCCCTTCAACATAGATTTTGAAATTTTTGCCATTATCCAACTCCTCGGAAACCAAGGGATCCTGTGAGTTTAAAGAATTCTGAAGGTCTAATATTAGTAAGCCCAGCTACCAATGAAAATCCAGTTCCGCCAGATTCACCCGATGTAAAAAACAATTTATCGCAACGAAGCTCCCACAAAACAGTGGAAGTTCCGTCAAGTGAGCCGGTTGGTATTATATAATAATTGCGGCTATTACCCTGTGCTTCAACGGCTGAGCCTGAAACAGACCCGCCTCTTCCATCAACTCCATTTTCGGTAAAACCAACTCTTAATTCTTTAGCGCCGATATTTCTAATTTGGACCCATCTTGTAACAGTTGGAAACTTAACACTTACCACACCACTACTGCTGATTTCATCATAATTGCTTGATGTTACAAAAGGCGTGCCAGAACACTGGTATTCCGGCGCAAAGTTCCAACCGGGGCCAGTTCTATAATTTGACATTTTTTACTCCCAATCTAAAATATCGTTAAATATTCTATCAATTCTATCTGTTTTATTAAAATGCTTATTTAAATCAGACCTTCTAACTTCTACACCTTCACGCATCATAAAAGCTCCTGGAGTCGAAGGCTCACTAACGAAATCCCAGCAAATTAATTGAAAATCGTCTTGAACTACTTGGTGATCTCCCTCATTTTTAGTAGATCCAACTCCTCGAGATGATATACCTAAAGTCACTCCAGATTCGACTAAACTCTGGAGTATTTTTCCAGCTGGAGTATCTAAAAGCTCTACAGTTCCATAGCATATATCTCCGTCCATATAAGCTTCTCTTACTATGTGAGACACGTTTTTAAGTTCGACAACTGAAGAGTCGGGATGATCGCACTCTCCAAGCGCTCGATTTTCTGCTATGAATTTTTGATAGTTTCTAACTTCTCTATCTAAGATAACGCGAGGATAGACTCTGCCGTTTTGATTAAGCGTATCAGACTTTTGAAGTACGCCTCGCATTAAAATTTTTCCGCCGTTATTTTCTCTAGATTCTTTAATTTGATCTACAGTATATTCAAACGGAGTCCAACTCGTGAGCAAATGTAATTTAGAATCGCTCATACTGAATCCTCCTTAAGTTCTTCTGAAAGTTTAGAAAGCAACAAGAATCTAGAAATATTTTCGTCATCATGAATATTTTCGTCTAATCTAGAAATGTTATTTTTAACTTTGTTAACTTTTTCACAAATGACCTTATTGCTATGCGAATTTGGAACTTGGGATATTTCGTGCATGGCAGCAATTTTTACTTCGTTTAATAAACTCTTTAAAGAATTTTCTCCAGAACAAAAAACGTATTCTTTAATTATTTTTGTTTGCATTTGATTTAAGCTAGAATCATATTTTTTATTAAATTTTTCTAACATTATTTTCACAGTTAGCTTATTTACATCTTCAGTTTTTTCATCTTCGAAATTATGCTGGTCTTCTTCTCTTAGAAGCATGTCCTGCACTAAAGATTCATATCTGATGGCTTCTTGTAGCGATCCCGCCTCACCTTTTTCCCACAAGTTTAAAAGATTTTGAACGGTTGCGTATTCTTTATATTCTTGGACTCTCTGGTTATAAAAATTAGAATTGCCCATTTTGTAATTTATGTCTTTTATCAACATAGATTTTTCTCTTTGGAGTTTTTTTGCATTTCTATTAACAGAAGCTGTTTTTGCCTCTCCTAATATTTTAATAGCTAAAGACTCTCGAGGCACCTTTGTTTTAACCATAGCTTGAAAAAGCCTAAACTCTTTATAGAGCTCTGTTCCAGGCTTGAAGTGTTTATCAATGATTCCTTTTACTATTTTAACTTCTCCATTTTTGCCCTCTACTAAAGCGCGTGATAGAGAAGAAAGTAGTTGTTCATAGATAATTCCAACATTTCTTTTTTTATTATGCTTCGGCATTTTATCCTTCATCCATTTCGTTTAAATCTTCTAGATCAAATTCTAAAGCAGAGTCATCTTGTTCAGAAAGAAGACCCCTACTATGATTATCTATAATATTTGAAAGGTTACTTATAACATCTTTCATAGAAGCATCCATTCTCGGCGCATTTACGCTATGATCTAAAAGTGTCGATACTTCTGAATTCATGTTTTCGCCAAAAGGATTTTTAAAAAATTCAGAATCGTAAGGGCTGTTCATAGAATCCCTCTTCCTTGTAGAAGACCCTACTCCGGTCATAGATTTAAAATCTGGAGAATGCAATCTTTGCGATTTAGAAGATCTAGATTTTTTTATAGGTTCATTCCATATATTTTTAACCATGTTGTCTACACGAGCTGGTCCTGATTCATCATCTAAAGAAAACTTTATAATTTCATCGTCATCTTCATCGTCATCTTCATCGTCATCTTCATTTATTGAATCTGCTTCTGGAAGTGGAGAAACTCCTATTGGGAGGACGTTACCATCTAGTACATCACCAACTACTTGATCAGCTGCGAATAAGCCACCTTCATCTCCGCCTTCATCTCCGCCACCAGCGTCGTCACCACCGCCCTCTCCACCCGAAGCTTCAAGTTCTGCGTCTCTCTTTTTGTCATTTGCTCTTCCCTCTTCCACTAATGCTATTTCTTCATTAGTAAGACCTAAAACATTTTTTCTAACCCAATCTTTATCCAACATTCCTTCTGGCACTTTTCCAGCAATGTCGAATTTTTGAGAAATTAGTTCTAGTTTCTGTTGCTGGGCTATGCTTGAGGGGTTAGAGAGTTTTAAGTCAAAATCTACCAAATCATCGCCAGTAAATCCATGAGAATAAAGATGAATCATTGCAAGCTTATTCAACTCTGATATAACCGTTTTTTGAATTCTTTGAATTGTCCTACTAAATCTTATATCTTCTTGAGCCAACGTTGCTTTTGACCCTATTTCTTCGTCATATCCAAGATATGCTTTTGGAATTTTAAGAGCTGCAAATAATTTCTTTTGAATATACTCTACATCTTCAATAGCTGACGTGTTTTGTCCTCCAGCCAGAGAAGATATATCGGTCCCTGAGTCACCTCCGCGAACCGGGATGAAGTAATCCTCATCCACGGAAAGAGGGTTATATCTGAGATCTACTCTGCCATCCGATTTATTAACAACTGGCTCTCTCTTAAGAGAAGATTTAGCTTGCTCAAGATATTCGGCCACATTTTCCGGTGGAACATTTCCTACGTCAATTTTAAATACACGGCGCTCAGGTGCGCGTATGATACGATAAACTAACATCGCATCTTCGATGAGAATCAACTGTCTCCAAATTCTTCGAGCTGACTCTAATACGCTAGAGCCGTATGGAAGAAACGCGTCGTTGCCAAGTAAGCGAAAGTGGGTGATTTGCCAATTTTCAAGAATCTGATTTCCTTGCGTCATCCAGCGAAACCTAACCGCTCCTGGATTTTCAGGATCGTAACCTTCTTCTCTTTCTATTTCAGAGATTGGAATTGGATAGCAAGCTATTACACCAAACTCAGGAGAAACATCGTTAAACAAGAAAAAATCTCCGTACTTACATAAATTTCTAACCCACATTGGAAGATTAAAATCTAAATTCAGAGTATCATAAAAAAGAGTAAACAATAGCTCTCTTATTTTTCTATTTTCAGAATATATGTGGAGTACATTCCCTTTATCGTCTACTGATACAGTTTCTTCTGAATATATGTCTAAAGCAGAAGAAATCTCTGGAGTGGCTTCCATTTCTGAAAAATCAGAATATCTTGCCATCCTGTCAAAAGACCCATATGCGGACATTGTATTTGTGTATATGTCGCTATGTGATTTCCTAAACTGCTGTAAAGAACTCGCGGGTCCAGGATTTTTACCATCAAAAGACTTTATTCTTCTTTTAATAGACGGACCAGCTCTAAAAAGAGCAGTTAATCTTCTAAATAAACTTGGTGAGTTATCAGCCATTTTCTATATCACTCTTGTTCTTACAATAAATATTCATTTTTATTCTAGAATAA